CAGGATACAAAGGCGAAAGCAATGAACAGATTGTGGATGCTTGGTTTAGAACCATAGCAAGAAACATTCTTCAAGAAGAAGGCATGGATCCTACAAGAGGTGCTGGGTACATCAACACAAAAAATTTAAGTGACGACAAATCAGAAATCAGTTAATATGGATTTAATAAAAGAAATAGCAGGATTGATTATAACCGTTGTATCAAGTGGATTATTATTATACCTATGGTATTTCTTTTTCATGAAAATATAGCATATGAATTATATATTAGTGGACACAGCCAATACATTTTTTAGAGCCAAACACGCCATACAGAGTGATTTGGATTCTAAGGTTGGCATGGCTCTACACATCACATTCAACTCAATCAGAAAAGTATGGCAGGATTTTAAAGGAGATCACGTGGTATTTTGTTTGGAAGGCAGAAGTTGGCGTAAAGACTTCTATGAACCTTACAAAAGAAACAGAAAAAATGTCAGAGATGCTCGTACAGAAAAAGAAGTAGAAGAAGATGAAGTGTTTTGGGAAACATTTGACAACTTCAAAGAGTTTATTGAAACAAAAACAAATTGTACAACATTACAAAATCCTAAACTTGAAGCAGACGATTTAATTGCTGGTTGGGTACAAGCACACCCTAATGACAATCATATTATTATTAGTACAGATGGCGATTTTGCCCAATTGATTGCTCCTAATGTGTGTCAATACAATGGTATCACTGAAACTACCATAACACACGAAGGTTATTTTGACGCAAAAGGCAACAGGGTTAAAGATAAGAAAACTGGTGAAGACAAACCAGCACCAAATCCAGAATGGTTGTTGTTTGAAAAGTGTATGAGAGGAGATACTGCTGACAATGTATTTTCTGCATATCCTGGTGTTAGAACCAAGGGTACCAAAAAGAAAGTGGGACTGACTGAAGCATTCGAAGATAGAAATTCCAAAGGATACAACTGGAACAACATGATGCTACAACGTTGGTTAGATCACGAAGGAGTAGAACACAGAGTTGTGGATGACTATCAAAGAAACGTAACACTGTGTGATTTAACAGCACAGCCAGAAGAAATTAAAAGTATTATTAAAGAAACAATCAATTCCGTTCAGCCTAAAACAATAGAACAGGTTGGATTGAAATTGATAAAATTTTGTGCTAAATGGGATATGCAAAAAATTGCTGAATACCCGCAAACTTATGCTGAACCATTAAATGCCAAATACAAGCAAAAAGACGAGGTGTTAGCATAATGTCAGACAGGTGGGATTATGAATGCAGAGAATGTGGATGGCAAGGTCTAATCGACGAGCCTATGTATGATGATGATAACGATGGTTTGGCAATGTGTCCAGACTGTGGTTCAAAAAAAATTAAATTATGGACTAAAGATGAGGAGGAAGAATGACAACTAAATTTTTCGCAAAACCAATATTAGAGAATAGATTTTGGATACTGGAATCAGATGGTGAAAAAGTAGGCACAATCTGTAGACAGGAAGATAGAAGATATATGTTCAGTTGCTCAGATGGCACAAGAATATTTGATAACCAACAACAACTACAAAAGAACTTTAATGGTGACTGGATGTGGGGATCCACAGTTAGTGCTCCAGCAGAAATAAAAGAAAATGAAGATAATTCAGTTTATGATTATCCTTCAAAATTTAAACCGTACAACATGGTGTTTGATGTCAAAAAGAAACTGCCACTGTTTAACAAGAGTAAAAAATCTAAAAGTTTATACTGTGCTGGTTATTACATTATTCAGTTTGAAAAAGGATGGGTACGAAGTTATTGTCCCAAATTGTTAACATTGGAAAGTTATCCTTTTAAAGGTCCTTTTAGAACATCACTAGAAATGAAAACGGAGTTATCAAATGCCAACAAAAAACCCTATTAACACAGCCAGTTTACAGCAATTTATTCAACAAGTGAAAGGTGCTGACCTCAGCAATCAAAAAGAAGTGCGTATAGACATCAACACAGCCAAGCAAGTCACATACAGCCTAGCCACAGTGTTGGCCCGTTTAGCGGGCGACTATGAGGGTCTAATAGCACAAAAAGACAGCACAGAAGACCAAGCAATAGAAGTCAAAGTAGACGGCGGTAATCTGTAATACCATCTAATATAAGATAAATACTCATATTATATGAGTAGACCTAAACCTACGATTTTACTGGAACACACAGATCGCAAATCATACAAGAGCGAACAGGTCCTAGCGGCTGAAGGTATCTGGGCAGTGTTCTACCAAAATAAACCATTCAATTTGAAATCAGCCAATATGCTGAACAACTACCCGGGTCCAAAATACAAGAAAGTATCGTTTTCAAATCCTGGACACGCATTCAATCTAGCCAAAAAGATGAACACCATGTTCAACACTGAAGACTTCACAGTGGTCAAATTGACCCAGGGTGAAACTGTCAGTGAAAAATGAACTGGAAAGAAACCTACACCAAAATATTCCTAAAGCAGGCTGACATCAGCATAGGTGAAAACACCATGCGAGAATATATGCCTAAATGGTGGAAGAACAGCAGAAACAAAGAATCAGGAGGTTTGAGATTAACTGATGAAGGACTCACTTTTATCAAGGACAAACTGCAACTTCAAACTTATGATGTGCCTTTTCCTATAGATTTCAACCTTACCACACAAACCATCATATTCTTAGACAAATATATTGACTGTCCTTACTACCTTGCTGACGATGGTGTGATTGTGACCAATGAAAAGAAGGCTATGGAATTGATGCTGTTCTCTGGAGATATCAGAAAATATGGTCTCAACAAAGCACTTTCTAGGCTAGAATCCCAAGAATAAGTTATCCACAGACGCTAGAATCCGCATAAACCTTGACTTTTTAGGTGCTTGACTTTTGGTATGTTAGAATGTATTATTAAACTATAACAACATTTTAACGAGGAGTACATTACAATGGTAAAACAAAAGAGCACACAAGATACTGGACTTACAATAAGACAGTTATCGCCTAACAAAGCAAAGGCAAGTATATTACACGCATTGAAAATTAAAAGACCTATCTTTTTATGGGGTGGTCCTGGAATTGGTAAATCAGATATCATTCACCAAATTGCTAAAACAATTGAAGCAAAAGTTATTGATATTAGATTAAGTTTATGGGAGCCTACAGATATCAAAGGTATTCCATATTTTAATTCAAAAGAAAACAATATGACTTGGGCATCACCGGCAGAACTGCCTACTCAAGCAATGGCAAAGAAACACAAGAACATTGTGTTGTTTTTGGATGAAATGAATTCAGCGGCTCCGTCAGTACAGGCGGCGGCTTATCAATTGATCTTAAACAGAAGAGTTGGGCAGTATGAATTGCCTGACAATGTGTTGATTGTGGCGGCTGGTAACAGAGAGGCAGACAAAGGCGTTGTTTACAGAATGCCTGCTCCGTTGGCAAACAGATTTATCCACTTAGAAATGAAACCAGAATTTGATGACTGGTTTGAATGGGCAGTGGCTAACAATGTGAACAAAGACGTTGTTGGATATCTAACTTTTAGCAAGAAGGACTTGTATGACTTTGATCCTAAATCTCCAAGTCGTTCTTTTGCTACTCCGAGATCTTGGTCTTTCGTTAGTGAATTACTATCGGATGAACTGGATGAAAACACTGTGACCGATCTGGTCAGTGGTGCAGTGGGCGAAGGACTTGCAGTCAAGTTCATGGCTCATAGAAAGGTGGCTTCACAGTTACCTAATCCTTCAGAAATACTTGAAGGCAAAATAACAGAACTGAAATCGAAAGAAATCTCAGCAATGTACTCGCTTACGGTTTCATTATGTTATGAACTCAAAGAAGCAAATGACAAGAAAGATAAGAAATTTAACGACAAAGTCAATAAGTTTCTTAGATTTATGATGGACAACTTCGATACAGAACTTGTTGTTATGGGTATCAAGATGGCATTAACTCAGTATCAATTACCGATTGATCCTGATGCAGTCAAATGTTTTGATGAATTCCATGAAAAATACGGCAAATATATTACTGCCGCTCAAAGCATCAAATAAAAGTGTTGAGGATAGGGCACTTTTTACCGGTGCCCTATACCAAAAAACGGTTGACTAAATTACCAAAAGAAAGTATTATAATAATATGAGCACAGAGATTTTAGAAAAAAAAGAATTGAGTCCAGAAGAATTAAAACATCTAAGAGCAGAAGTTATCGATAAGATTGTGGTAGCAAGAGTTGGATTGCTTTTAAGACATCCTTTTTTCGGCAACATGGCAACAAGATTACAGATCAAAGAATGTGATGACTGGTGTCCAACTGCGGCAACTGATGGTAGAAATTTATATTTCAACACAGAGTTTTTCAGCAAGATGAATTCCAAAGAAATAGAATTTGTTATTGCTCATGAAATACTTCACTGTGTGTTTGATCACATGACTAGAAGAGAAGACAGAGATCCACAACTTCATAACATCGCTTGTGATTACATTGTGAACAATACATTGGTTAGAGATAACATTGGAGAGAAACCTAAGGATGTTGAAATATTCCAAGACTGGAAGTATGATGGTTGGGCAAGTGAAGCCGTGTATGATGACATCTACAAAAAAGGTAAAAAGGCAATGGAACAATTAGGCAAACTGTTGGATGAACACATTGATTGGGAAAAAGGTGAAAGCACAGGTGGAACGAAACAAGATCCTAACAGTAAACAAAAAGGTAAGGCTCCTGCTTATTCCAAAGAAGAAATGGAACAGATTAAAAATGAAATTAAAGAATCTATGATGGCGGCGGCACAGGCGGCTGGTGCTGGCAACTTGCCTAAAGAAGTTGAAAGAATTATTCAACAGTTCACAGAGCCGAAAATGAATTGGAGAGAATTACTACAACAACAGATTCAGAGTGTGGTAAAAAATGATTACACTTTCGCAAGACCCAGCAGAAAAGGTTGGCATTCAGGTGTGATACTGCCAGGTACAAACTATGATGAAACAATTGATATTTGTATTGCCATAGACACTTCAGGTTCTATTATGAATCAACAGGTTGAAGATTTCCTAGGTGAAGTGCAAGGCATTATGGATCAATACAAAGATTACAACATTAAGATATGGTGTTTTGATACTGCTGTACACAATGAACAAGACTTTAACGCATCTGGTGAATCCATAGACAGTTACAAAATGGAAGGTGGAGGTGGTACAGATTTTATGGCAAACTGGGAATACATGAAAGAAAACGACATTGTGCCTAAGAAGTTTATTATGTTTACAGATGGCTATCCTTGGGATACATGGGGTGATGAAAATTATTGTGATACATTATTTGTGATAAATGGTCATCATGATAAGAATATGGAAGCACCTTTTGGAACAACTGTACACTACGAATAATGTTTTCGAAAACCAATCAAGTAAATCCTTTAAACTATTTCAACTGTAGACAATTTACCAAAAAACCTAAGGATCTAGAATTCTTAAAATTAAACTATGATTGGAACGACAATGAAGACATCATAGAAAAATGGATTTTGGAAAACCTTAAAGGCAGATTCTATGTAGGCAAACATCTTGATGTAGATATTGATGGAAAAATACAAAATTATATTTTGGTAGGATTCGAAAACTCAAAAGAACTTTCTATATTCAATCTTAGTTGCCCATTTATCAAACGTCATTAAATACCTTTGTATATACAAATATAAAAGGAGCTCATGAAAATGACAGATACAAATACAAAAACAGTGACAACTCCTACTCAGGATCAAGTTGTCAATCAACCAGCGTCGACTGAAGCACCAAAAACTCAAGCAGGTGCTGGAGCAGAATTGACTGTACAAGACTTAAATGTTTTGAAACAGATCATTGACGTTGCGAGTCAAAGAGGAGCATTCAGAGCCAACGAAATGGCAATGGTGGGTGCAACTTATAATAAACTAGAAGCATTTTTAAAGATTGTTGAACAGTCTCAGAAAGATGCTAATAAAACAAACACCCCAGAAGGTGACAAACCAGCGGAGGCAAAATAATGCCAGACATAAAACACGTAGGTAGAATGAAAAAGAGTAGAGAAAAAGTTGCTGTGGCATACAGAACATTGCCAGGTGAACCAGAATCTGCTCTTGTCATATCAACTGTGGATTTAGATGCTCTAGATCACGACGCTTTAATGAGTGTGGTTGAAAGCAACACAGGACAAACTTCTTTTGAACTGCATGAAGCACTACAAAGAAGTCAAACGCCAGATGGTCAGAATATGTTGGTGAAGTTCCACCAAACAGGAAAATTGACCAAAGTTGCCACTAAAGAGGTAGAGATGATTCCAAACACCAATGCTACAATTGGATTGGATGAATTGAACAAAATCATTGCTGAACAACGTGGAGTGACAGTGGATCAATTATCTGTTAAACCAACTGCTCAAGCAACCACAGTGGCTTCATCGCAGACTGCAAATATTCCAGCAGGAGAACAACCTCTTACTGATGAACAATTAGCAAGTCGTATGAGAAGTGATGCGGATCGTTTGTACAAAGAAGCGGCTAGATTACGTGCTGAAGCAGAAGATCTATCGCCAACAAAGAAAAAGTCTAAGTAAAGCATAGTGTCTGTAGTGGTCAAGTTCACCAAAAAGAAACTGCCTAAGGAAGTGGTGGCTCACTGGCCCGAAGTGTTCGGTGACCTTCGCATAGAATCTATCCCTGTACAATACTTGCTATCTCTCAAAGTGCAGTTCAAGGATGGCAAACAGTGGGAAATAAGGGTCAAACCCAACCGCCAAAAACTGACCAATAAAGAATTAGAGAAGAACATAAAAGAACTGTTTGAACACTATGGAAATGACATCAAAAACGTGGATTTTAGGATAGATACCAACAAGGTCAAAGCAGACATACAGAAACGCACCAAAACCTTCCTAAAAAAGCGAAAATAGTAACTCCAGCAATCTTGAAAGTGGAATAAATACAGTATATTATATCGTTAGGAGCATATAACAAATGGCATTACAAATTAGACGAGGACCTACAGCAGATAGAACAGGCGTTGTATTTTTGGCTGGAGAACTAGTACTTGATACAGACACTAATAAACTATTCGTAGGAGACGGTTCTACAGCAGGTGGTATACAAGTAGACACAACACTATCAGCACAATACCTAGCAGTGCCAAGCAATATCACTCCAGATGCTTCAAACACAAGAGACATAGGAACAAGCAGTGCTTCTTGGAGAACAGGATTTTTCCAAACTGTGGACGCTTCACACATTGACGCAGTATCAATCAATGGTAACATTGTTAACGGTGATTCCACTGTGGTGGTTAATGTAGGTGCAGGCACAGTAACAGCCGACCTAACAGGTAATGTTATAGGAAATGTAACAGGTGATTTAACAGGTAGTTCAACAGGTAACCATAAAGGTTCAGTTCTTGCTGACGACAATAATGTAAGAATAGACAGTGCTATAAACAGAGTCACAAACGGTGTAATAGACTTAAGAGACAGTGCGATTACTCTAGAATCAGGCAACGGAATTCAAATAGGAACAAACAGTTCAGTACAAGGTGTTGGTTTAGAAATATTCAACACAGATCACACAGTTAGAAATGCATTAAGACTTTATTCAGATGACGGCAATGCCAACACATTCAACTCAATTGAAGCATATGTTTCAAGAGGTTCAATTGTTACACCAACAGTTAATGCGGCAGACGATTCATTGTTTGGTTACATACATTATGGGCATGATGGATCACAATACGTACAATCAAGTTTCATTGTGGCAGGTGTTGATTCACAAGCAAGTGTGGGAGCAGGTGCTGTTCCAGGAAACATTGTGATGGGAACAACTCCAGACAACGGTGTTACTAACAATGTTGTTGTGATAAACAAAGATGGTAACTTGGGTGTTAATATATTAACACCAACAGAAAAATTAGATGTGGATGGTAATGTTAAAACATCAGGCTTTGTACAATTTGGTTCATTCACAACTGCTGAAAGAAATGCTTTAACTCCTGCAAATGGAATGATCATTTACAATTCAGACGATAATAAATTTCAAGGTTACGAAAACGGCGGTTGGGCTAACCTAATATAATCCAATGATAGTCCGAATAACTGGACACACCAAAGGCATAGGCAAGTGTTTATTCAATGATCTTGTTCAAACAGGTCATGATGTACAAGGTTTCTCCCGTGGTAATGGATTTAACATCAGCGATGCCGAATCAAGACAGAGTATTTTAGAACAATCCAAACACGCAGACATATTCATCAATTGTGCCTGGCCCGACGGTGATCTTCCTATGACAGAGATTGATCAATTTAATGGACAAACAGAAATGTTGAAATTAATGATTAATGTTTGGGAAGGCGATAAAGATAAAAAAATTTTAAATTTAAGTTCTAAGTCTTGTTACAATAATTCAGATACAAATGATTTTATGGAAAATTATGGCAATGCTAAAAAAGAACAAAATAGAATTATAGAAAACCGTATCAATGTGTATGGTCCACACATATTAAATGTTATATTAGGATGCACTGACACACAGATTAGTGAGTACTTACAAGGAAATAAAATAGATCCTAAAGAACTTTCCAAATGGATTATTAAAATGTTACTGTGTGAAACTATGTATTTTCAAAGTGTAACTGTAGATGCTACACAATTAAACTACAAACCTAAATAGTTTTTTTCTGCTTTTGTTTGGAATCGTCCCAACTCTTAAATGTCCACTCTGTAACTTCGTAGTCAACATTTTCAGGTTGAAACAAGTATTTGTTTGGCACAGTGTCATGCAAAGTCTGGCCTTCATTGACCACAGCATCACGCAACATGATTTGATGTAAGAAATTTGTAACAGGTTTGCCGGGTACAAAATCACACCAAGGACCACATTGTAATTGTTCCATGTCAATTGTTTTAGGATCACTCCATTGTATAATTCTATGAGTGATACCATTTATGTTTACCATGAAGTGATATAAATTATCATCAGCAGGTTTCTTTTCCCAAGTCCAACCTTTGCGATCACAAATTTCTTTTATCTTAGCAACGTGTCTGCTCAAAAAGAATTGAGGTTCATCTGGTGCTCTGCCAATATCTGAACCTGCTCTAATTCTATATTGCCAAGCACGATTACCTAATGCTTGTATTTCTTCCAGTACTTCTTCCATATGGTCAATGTGTTCCAACGTATATCCAACATAGTAGACAAATATTCCTTCTGCAATACAATTGTCAATTCCTTTTAATTGTTTCTCATGTACTTTCTTACCTTGATAAGAGTGATGATTCATACCTATCATAACCATGTTTGTGCCTGCTTCAGCAATTTTTTTAACCCATGCTCTATCGGAGAGTTTTACACCATTTGTAAGAATACACACATCTTCAGGTCTTCCTAATTTTTTAAGTAATTTTTTAATTTGTACAATTAATTCAGGTAAATCTTTTCTCACAGTTGGTTCAGCACCTGCTAATATCACAGCACCTGCATCAGCATTAAATCTATGTTCTATTTGGTAAAGTATTTGTTCTACAGGTTTATCTTGTGTTTTGTTGTCTGGTTTATGATAACAGTGTGGGCAATTCAAATTACATTTATCTGTAACTTCAATCATTATGCCTTGAGGTATTGAATATCCTGATTTATCATAAATCAATGAATTATAGAAATCTATGTCTTGTTCTACCAAATAACTTGAAGTTCCGTGCTCTGGACAAGTCTTTATCAAATATACTCCATCAGTTTTGGTCACTCGTTCTGCTTCACAGTGACGATAACATATGTGGCATAGGCTTGTGGTTTTTGTATCCTGCATACTATTACTTATAGAGTGAAATTGCCTTGTCAATAAAACTGTCTGGGTATACATTTCTAAAACTTTCCAGACACAGTATCTGTAGTTGATCAAATGGATATGTATTGTCCATTTCTATACCCATCTGTTTCATTTTAGGCAACAGTTCTTTTTGTCTTTCTTTGGAAATATGACTCATGTGTTCTTGTACTGTGATGGGTGTTTCGTCCTTTCTGTAAGCAAAGAAGTAATTGATTGTTCTTAATTCTCCATCAATAACAAAATAACTGCTAGGATGTAGACTGTATTTGTATATGCCCAACTGTTTGTGTGTTTCCATGATGTACAGCATCTGCTCTTGCCAATTAGGCAATACGTCAGCATATGTTTTGCCATGGCTCTGTTCCCAAAAATCTACACCTTGTATTTCAAAATATATCTTTTGATCATCTGGATCAAAACGTGTGGTGCGAGGGATCAACTGTTTGTGATCAATATCCAACCACAGTAAGAAATCTTTTTCTCTATGGTACTTCATTTCCATCAGAGCAGGATCCACCACTTCATTGTGACCTTTATGATATTCTGAATCATTGTGAAACCACATACAAAACTCTGTGGCATCCTCGTTGATTAGGCTGGTATAAATCAAATTGTTTCTACACAGTCCTTTGCCTGGCACATTGTTGTAATAGTATTTGAAATCACTCATAAGTGGGCCATTGTTTTACTTGTTCAAGTTGTTTAAAATACACATCAGCGTTCACACGCCACACAGTTTGAAGTGTACCTCTGTAATCCATATCTTTCACTCTGGTATAAACACCCACACTTTCCAGAGTAGGAGCCACAATAGAATGTACCAGTCGTTGTGTGCCTTCTGCGTTTTCATTTGTGGTCACATAGTAATTTTTATTTTCACCTGCCCAACGTATGCCTGCTGGTTGAAAAAATTGTTGTGTGGTAGTTTGATGATTTCTTATGGTGTCTCTGGTACGTACCACTTGATACTCTTTAGGCAGTTCATCAGTGAATGTACAAATACGACAAGCAATACGATAACTGTCTGGTCCCATTTCAGGAAATGAATGTGCCGCTGTGGATCCTATCACGTTGTCATTCCACAACAGCATCCAAACCTGATATCTGTCTTCTCGGGACAGAGAATCTACCAACATTTTTTTGGTCGAGTTGTTGACAAATCCTTTCTGTTTGGCTGTTTGATAAAATGTTTCAAGATTCAAGTCGTCAGAATATGGTACCAATTTAAAAGCCATGATAATTTATTTGTACTGTATTTAAAAGTAAATACTTTGATGATTAGAGGAATTGGCG